AAAAAATGGTTGATAAGAGAGTATTAATTAATTTTAGTGGGGCGCAACATGACGCCATCGCAGAGGCCGCCAATAAGTCGGGTCTAAGTTTTAGCGCATTTGTTAGGATGTCATCTATTGTGGCGGCGACAAAAGCTGGCGTTGAAGTTGCCAAGCCAGAGACATCTGACGCTGAGAATATACAGGTTGTGGAATGATAGTCATTGGTGTTGATTGCGGTTTCTCTGGAGCGATTGCACATTACTGCACACGCACTAAAGATCTGGATGTCGTGGATATGCCGACAGTGCTTAACTCTAAAAATAAAACGGAAGTTGATATATACACGCTCCTGCATATTTTTGAGCCAGAGGCAAAGTTAAGAATGGCTGTGATTGAGCAAGTGGCATCGAGGCCAAATCAATCATCGGTTGCCACGTTTAGATTTGGCATGGGCTACGGATCTTTGCTTGCATGTGTGGCGGCTAACAAAACGCCAATGCATTTAGTGACGCCTCAGAAATGGAAGAAACACTTTGGCTTGTCATCTGATAAGGATACCAGCCGACAGTTGGCGATGCAGAGATTTCCAGACCATGCTGATAAGTTTGCCAGAAAGAAAGATGATGGCAGAGCTGAGGCGGCACTCATTGCGCTATATGGCGCAGAAGTTTTAAACAAGTAAATTAGGAGAATATAAATGCAAATAATACCCAGCGAAGAGCTGTCAAATAAGGCATACCACGAACTGCCTGCAATCTCGTCAAGCGCTGTGAAGACAGTCGCAACGTCATCATTGTACCACTGGAAGAATGCTAAGTTTAATTCTACACCAGCTATGGTGCTGGGATCTGCATTCCATGCGATGCTGTTAGAGCCAGAGAAAAACTTGGTAACTAACTCTGGGTTGCAACGTCGTGGCAGTAAGGCTTGGAAAGATCAGGAAAATTTTTTAGGTGACGATGAGATCCTATTGCCAGAGGGTGAATTTCAACAATGTGAAAAAATGGTTGATGGTTGCCTGCAAAACAAAATGGCTAGAAATTTATTAACCAATGAAGATCTGCTGGCTGAATATAGCTTTATAGCTGAATGCCCAGAAACAGGGCTTGAGTTAAAATGCCGCCCCGATGGGTTGTTAAAAGAAGCTGGCATAGTGATAGATTTAAAATCTTGTTTGGACGCATCTTATCGCGGCTTTGATAAGGCTGTGAGAAATTACAGGTACGACTTGCAGGAATGTTTCTATAGATACGTCTTAAAATTGTGCGGCTATCCAACTACAAATTTTATATTTATAGCAACTGAGAAAAACAGTTACGCTACAGCTTGCTATGAAATGTCAGATAAATATAACAAGTATGCCGAGGACGAAATGTTTAAGACATTGCGTAAAATAAAAGTGGCACAAGATACAAACACTTTTGATACAGGCTGGCCTGAGCTGGATACAATTAATCTGCCAGCTTATCTTGATGAAGACCACGGCTTATAAGAAATCCCAGCGTAGGGGTACTACGCATAACCTAAAAGGAGTTGTAAAATGCAACACATAATATCTGGCGTGAAGGCGCTATATCCAAGACTAAATCAAACATACAGATTTGATCAGGAAGAGTACAAATCTCAAAAGTGTGAACCCACTGCTGAGGGGGCGGCTTACGAGATGTCGTTTAACCTTACAGGTGAGCAGTGCAAAGAGCTGAACACGATCTGTATGCAGGCATATAAAAATGCGGCGGCGTTAGAGACAAGTAAGCGCAAGTGGCCTGAGCAACCATTAAGTTTGCCATACAAGCGTGATGACGCAAAGCAGGGCGATTGGATTGGTAAGGCGAAGCTCAAAGGCGCTTATTCTGGCGAAGCCACAAACCCACCACGTCAGGTCGATGCATCACGTAAAAAATTACCTGATGGATTTGAGCTGACATCAGGGTCAACTGTAAATATCGCAGTAACAGTCGTGCCATACAATACAGGCACAATTAATGGCGTGTCATTAAGATTACGTGCAGTGCAAGTGTTAGAGCTGGCTGAGAAGCAGGAGAGTGAAGATCCATTCACTGAAGTCGCTGGCGGATACTCTGGCGGTGCGGCGCAAATTAATGGTGTGGAGCAAGATCCATTTGGATTGCCACCAGCACAACCAGCTCAGTCAAATGATCTGGAAGACGAAATACCATTTTAAATTAATCACAGCGTTAGACAGAACTGATCGAGGTTTTGTCTAACGTCCATATAAAAGGAGAATATTATGACAAACGGAAAATGGTCAAAAGAAAATTTTAAAATATACGATACGCAAAACCCACACATTTACGAGCAGTTTAAACATTTTGCACTGATTGTAACTGAGAAGCGTGAATATTACTCAGCAAAATGTATATTTCATAGGGTGCGCTGGGAGACAATGATGTCTGGAACTGGCGATCATAAAATTGATGATGGATGGATTAGCCATTATGCTCGTAAATTCATGGACGAAAATCCAGAGCATGAAGGCTTTTTTAAAACACGTAATCGAGTAAATTCATATCACTCGTAAATTAATAGGGGATAAAATGCAAAACACGAAATACCCAAATGCAAATTGGGATCAGTATTCAAATAAAATTATAAGTGCATTATCATTGAAAAAGACTGCCATTGGCGAATATCATGGGGCTTGTCCTGTTTGCCAAGGTGTAGATCGGTTCTGGATCAGGGAAGACACAAACAGCGACGTGATGGTAGCTTGCAGGAAATGTAATGATTATGCTGGCATAAAAGACGCGCTGAGAAACCAAGGATTGTGGCCTGATGAAAATGAGAAGCCAGTGACAAGGGAATACACAATTAGCTGGCCTGAGCCAGAGCCAGAGGCGACGCATCCATACTTGATTAAGAAAAAGATCGGGCTTGGTAACGCTAAGATAGATGGTAATTTGCTGGTCATTCCTGTAATAAATTCTCAAGGCAAACGTGTGGGCGTCCAGAATATTGATCCAGCAGGATCAAAGAAATTTTCTACTGGTATGCCAGTTGTCGGAAATTTTAGCGTTATTGGCGGAAAATTAGACGATTTAATTTACGTTTGCGAGGGCTGGGCAACTGCAATGTCAGTGCATCTGGCTACAGGCAGGCCAACAGTATTCGCATTGTCTGCTGGAAATCTGACCGCTGTGATAGGTGAGCTTTACGAGGCACGACCAAATTTACGCATTGTGGTAGCTGGTGATAATGACGAGGCTGGCATGAAGGCCATTGAGAAGTGCGTTAATGATCATAATGTGCAATCTGTTGTGCCTGACGTCGAGGGTTGGGATTTCTCTGATATGTGGGTCAATCGTGGTAAAGAGGCTACGGCAAAGGCTCTGGAAATAAAGAGCCTGCTCGATCAGGTGTTCTTCCCTAATGATGCAGTAGCACAGCTCGACAGGAGCTACTTAGTGAAGGGCTGGTTTGGTCAGGGGCAGTTGTCGATGGTTTACGGCGCATCAAACGTGGGTAAGTCGTTTTTCGTGCAGGATATTGCGTGGCATGTATCTGCAAGCCAAGATTGGCATGGAAACAAAGTAAAGGGCGGCGTGGTGCTATTCTTGGCTCTGGAAGGCGGTACAACCACGCACAATCGTATTGTGGCGCTCAAACAGCAGTACCCAGAGCATAAAGACGTTAAGCTGGCTGTGAGGCCATTGCCACTCAATTTGCTGGATGGTGAAGTTGACGTGAATAAAATTTGTGATTTGTGTGACGAGATCAAAAGGCTGTATGGCGACATTGCAATGATTGTTGTGGATACGTTATCTCGATCAATGCCTGCTGGCGATGAAAATTCTCCTGCGAGCGCAACTGCTGTGATTTCTGCTGTGGATAAAATCAGGGCTACAACGAGCGCTCATCTTATGTTGGTGCATCACTCAGGTAAAAATCTGGAAGCAAAGGCGCGTGGTCACAGCTCATTACGTGCGGCTGTGGAAACTGAGATAGAGCTATCATATGACGAGGCGACAGGTCTGCGAACTGCTCTGGCTACCAAACAGAGAGATCTGGAAGGCGGAAAGAAATTTTACTTTAAGCTGAAGGTGATTGAGCTGGGAAATGATATGGATGGTGATCCTGTAACAACTTGCGTGATTATTCCAGCCAGCAGTGATGATGTTGAGAAGGCTAACAAGAAAGCCATCAAGGGTAAAAATCAGGTCTTATTTAAGACGTGCTTCCAACAGCTACGAGGTGAAGGTGTTGGCATGTCTAATCCTGCTGGCGTTGGCTGGCCTGAGCCAAGCACGTTCTGGGTCATAAAAGAGGAAGACATCAAGAAGCATTTTATGGGCAAAGTGGCTGGCGTGGCTAACCCATCGCAAACATATAAGCAATCGATTGCTGGCCTGACAAGCGCTGGTCATATTGTCCAAAATGAGGGCTATATATGGTTTTGTGATGATTTCGGAAAAGTGAGCTAAAATGCAACCTACTAATTACCTACTAATTAGCATTAGTAACAACAATATCAATTACTTAGCAGGACAACTACTAATCACAATTAGTATATCGCAACCAATCTACTACTAATACTATATACCTTTAGGTATAGTATATTAGTATGTAGTTGAGCGAATAGTATGAAAAGGTAAAATCGGAGTTAAATATTATGGAGCATAAGATGAAGAAAGAGATTAACATTAGAACGGCTGGTAGCAAGCGAGGGACGAGCGAGGGCGAGGGGGATCAAGCAGTGGAAGAACAAAGTATGGTGAGGTCGGACATATTGTCAAAGGCAAACATTCTCATAACAGGGGATCGTGCTAGGCAGTACGGAAGCGCAGAGGAGAACTTCAATTGTATTGCGACTATGTGGACGGCGTATCTCGGTAGGCATGTGTCGGCATACGACGTGGCAAATATGATGGCGCTGTTGAAGATTGCTAGGATGCGAAACGGCGTGCATCAGGATAGCTCAGTTGATGGGTGCGGTTATCTTGCATTGGCTTACGAGCTATCAAATGAGGTCACATAGACTTGAAACAACGCCTCTCTTAAGGCATACTATGTTTAGTGGGTTCTCCTCCCTCTAAACGTGTTGTTTTTGCATTTACAACATGTTTCCCACTGAACTAGACCGCGTAGCTTCTCCTCCTCTTCCGAGCTACGCGGTCACATTACAAGGTTAGATGACGTGTCAGAGTTTAACATTAAATTAACGCTAGATCTTCACTGTAAGAATACTGATGAAAACGATCATGAGCTGGATATACTGTGTGACTTCATAACAGATCGATTACATATCGTTGGAGCTGACGTTGTTATCCAATCGCTGGCAGAGGCACTCATTGAATTACACGATCAGAATGCAGAGGATAAGGCGAGGCAGTTGCATTAATGTTGGTAGCATTGCTGTATAAAAAAGACATTGATGCGTCGTCGCAGGCGCGTGAGCGCGTAACAAATAGCAAATCTTTTGTCAACACATTCGGATATTATGAAAGTTAACATAATATACATTATCGGACATTAGGGGCATAATTATAAGTATATCTAATGATATCAATAGGTTAGGCGGTTTTGTAGCAATATACAGGTAATTTGAGCTATGCGTTGTTAATTTTATACGAAACTAGATAATATATGACCCCCCCCCATGCGACAGCTAGAGGGGGGGTGCGTTTGCTATATTTTCACGCACACGAAGACCCCCATACCCCCTTGCAATATAATGCTTACCTATTGTAAAATTTAAAAAAATTGGAGAATATTAATGGCTGGCAAGGCATTACGAAGGAAGATCCTAGCAGATGTTGAGAAGAAAGGCGG